AGGTATGAACAATAACAACAACCAACAGCAGCCGGAGCGCTGCCGCTTTGCAACAGACAACATAGTACGCAAGCTTGACAAGCAGATTGAGCAGGGCGATGTGGCTTATCTCATTGATCTGCTGACCAACAGCCGTGAGCATCTGCTTGCCAAGACGCAAGACAGCTCGATGATAGATTGTGAGCTGAAGGAGTATAAGGAGTATTTCGCCGATCTTGACACTATACGTGCGGTCATCGCTTTTCTTCGTGACCTTAACCGCAATTGTCCGGAGCATCTTAAACCGGAAAGGAGGCTGCAATGGGAATAGGTTTCTTTCAGAAGACTGAGAACAAAGAGGGTGAGGACGACAAGAAGAAGGATGACGGCGGTCTGTTCTTCAAGCGTCTCATCACGTCAAATTATGACACGTTCGGTGAGAGGCAGAACATCATACTGCGCTCATCACGCGAGATAGCCTACTCGCTGCGTCACACTTATCCCATGACGGTGCTTGAGGTTTACAAGTACATGTCCGATTTGGGGTTCCGTGCGGTGTACGTTGACGGCGAACTGCTCTGGGTGATGTACGAACGTGACGAAATAGACATATAAGGACAAACGAATAATTTTTGAAGTTGGCGGCGTGCTCTATGTGAATAGGGTGCGCCGTTTTTTTGTCCTACCTTATATTATATATATGATTTACCTTTGCAAGCATAATCTCAGTTCTTTTTATGTTATGAATAGGTTTTTGTTATCATACGGCTACGGCAGCTTCTCGGCTCTCATGCAGAGCGTGTTCCCTACAACCAAGTATTTGGGTACGGGGCATAGCATTGCGCTGTCGTCTATCTGGGGTCTGCTTTGCTCTGTGCTTGGCATCTGGCCCGTTCTTGCCATCGCTATGATCTTCGTTATGGCTATAGAGCTGGTCTCTGGTGTGGTGGCGAGTCATAAACGCAACGAGCCTTTCGAGAGTGCAAAGTTTTCGAGGTTTGTCCTCAAGCTGTGCATCTGGTTTATGCTCTTCGTGTCTTGTCAGATGTTCAAGTGGTTTGCGGCTCAGTATGACGCCAACTCTCTGACGTGGCTTGTGGGTGCATGGTTCTTCGATGTGCTGACCGTCATTCTGATGGTGGCGTTCGTCGTGGAGAATACTACGAGCATCCTCGAGAATATGGCTTGCATCGACGGCAAAGACAAGAGCTTCTACATCAGCATGGTGAAGCAGACTATGTTGACAGCCGTTGAACGCATCGCTAAGGGCTTCAAATAATCAATAGGTAGAAAATATATGTAATAGCAGTTTGTGAACTATAATTGAGTTAGGTTTTTGTAAAGGTCAAATGATTATCCTTAACCATCATGATTAACATTAAGTGGTTCTTTGTCACAATTACGTTTTTAGGTACTCTGGCTCTTGCCTTCACCGTCGGTAGGTGTACCGCGGTGAAGGCTCCGGCTGAGAGGCATCCGAAGACAGATCCTTACGATCCGCTGCCGTCTGTACAGACAACAGTGGACACAATATATACTCCGCAACCAGCAAAGACGTTGCTTGTAGAGGTGCCGGCTTACGTTGACACAAATGCCATAATTGAAGAATATTTCTCGCGTCACGTATACCGCGACACGCTGCGGGCCTCGGCACCGGGCAAGCTCGGTGGCAGCGCTGTCGCTATTATCAGCGACACGGTATATCAAAATGTGATAGCAGGTCGAAAAGTCAGTCTCACGTTCACACCAAACAGACTCGCGACGACTCACTCCGTAGACCTGCTATCCACTTGGAGTCTGCATAACACATCGCTAATGGCCGGTTACCGGTATCGGCGTTGGACGATGTATGCAGGCTACAACTTTTCGGTTCGTGCCCCTGTTGCTGGTGTGGGATATCAACTCATTGTCTGGTAAAATATTATCTTTATGCAAATCTCATCTTTGCCCTCAATCATATTCTCACCCTCAGCCGACAATATCAGTATTGCGGCTGAGGGTGATATTGTTGTTAACACTACCGTCAGCGACGGTTCCGGAGTCGCCGTCTTCGACAATTCGTCAAGCTATTCCCCAAACAAACAAGGCTACGTCAACATTGCCGAGCTTTCTGAACTCGTCAATGCTGCCATTCTCACATCCTTCGACACTGACACAATGCTCAAGGCTGGCGCACGTTCGGCGTCATGTACGCTGAGAGTCGCTGTCAAAGGTGGTGTTACTGCCACTACTCGCGCACTGTATATGAGCCGACAATTTACAGTCCTGCAGCCGATTTTCGCCACGCAGATGCGACACCGCTCATTGATTGAGGGTCAGCCACAGCCAGTCAACATTCTTACTGCGGGTCAGTCGGGGCTGAAGCTCATCGTCGGCGCAGCCTATCGGCTCGCCGACAATTCCGGGCTGTCTTGGCATGAGGCTGTCATACAGCCAGACTGCTCAAAGGATTACTTTACATTCCTCGCCGATACCTTTGAAATTAAACAGGTTACAACGGCTCCTGACGGGTCTTCTCTGCTTTACTGCATTCTGACATTACTGCATAATGACAAGCAAGCAGACTGTATCCGCTTCGATATAGACCGCAAGACACGCCCGTCCATGGCAAAGCATTTCGTTTATCTTAATCTCTTCGGTGTTCCGGAGGTTGTCACGTTCTCGGGCAAGGATGTCGAAGAGCAGGAGCTTGACAGTGACTTCGGATATGCCGGACGAGATTATATACGTCTTGATCCTCAGCTCACCGAGAGCCACAAGTCGCATTCAGGCTGGCGTTCCGCCGAGGAGCGTCGGGCCATCTACGACCTCATGTCGTCGCCTTACGTCTTCATCTATGCCGACGGCGAACTTAGGCGCATCACCATTACTGAAGTAGACTCCTCCGTTTCACGCCCGTCCAACGAACCGCAGTCTGTGTCATTTACATGGCGCTATGCCGACGAGAGACTTATGCGACAGCCGTTCATTGTTCCCGATACCGGCAAGGCGTCCGTCTTCGCACATCCACCATTCGACAAAACATTCGCATAAAATATGGAAGACACTAAAAAAACTATGTATGCGAGCACTATGCTCGCAGATCTCGACATACGCACCGACCGCTTCGGCAAGAGGCGCATCTTTTCAATAAAATTCACCACCAAAGACGGACGGCTGCACTTCATACCTACGGCATACGTTACCGGATGCAAGGGCATGGACATGAAGCGACTGCGCTTTCGAGGCATCCAACCGTGCGACTGCAAGGGTAATCCCGAACTACACGTCATTCCGGTGAAGATTACCAATATCATCGAATACAACTCTCATATCATAGACTGGAGCAATGGATATTCTATATAACAAAGAGGGTGTGCCCCTCATGATGCATTCCGACATCGCTTTCTACGACACAAAGCTTGACAAGCAGGCTTCCGACGAGCGACGACGCGTGCTCTTCCCTTACGACGACACTCGTCATGACTTCATCGAGGTGGCAGGGCAGCGTGTGTTGGCATGGGGCAAAGACAACTTGTTTCCGTGTCATGCCTCTGAAATTGTGCGCAATACTACCGTCCTCAATACTGGTCTGCGGTTCCTGCGCAACCTCACCATGGGTCAGGGCATTTTCGTGTGTCGTGTTAAGGGATACAATGACAAGGGCGACGAGATACTTGAACCTGCAGACGACCATGCCATGCAGCGCTTCGTTGGTTCGCGTCTTGTACGCCGGTACATGGAGAAGACGCTGCGCGACTTCCTAAAGGTGGGCTTGTCGGCAGTGCAATTTGTCCCTAACGCAGCGGGTAACAAGATAGTCGGTCTGAACACCATCAACAGCCATTACTTCCGATTCACCGAGCCTCTTGACACGCTTGGCTCGCAGAATTGCGTCATCAGCGGCTCATGGGACTTGTCGCCGAGTAGCTACTCAATATTGCCGCTGCTCTCTGACTATTCGCCTGAGAACCATGCCGAGCTGCTGCGCTTTATGGGCAAGATGAAGGGGGGCTTTGTATACCCGGTGCGCGACTCCTGGAGCAACGACGATATCTACGGCGAGCCGATATGGTGGCCGGCATACGTGGCAGGGTGGGTGGACATCGCTCACATGGTGCCGCAGTATTTGAAAAAGGCGTACAAGAACCAGACGACTTGGAAGTGGCATGTGCAGATTCCTTACTCGTTCTGGGATAAGAAGTTCCCTACTACCGAATTCGAGGATATTGAGTTGCGTCGACAAGCCATCGACAAATATATGTCGAGCATAGAGAAGAACCTTCTTGGTGCTGAGAATGCCGAGAAGCCTATCTTCACAAACTACGCAGTGAACGAGATGAATGGTCGCATCGAGGAGGAGTGGAAGATTACTCCGCTCTCAAACAAATATTCAGCCGGGCAGGAGAATCTTGTTACGTCGGCTGCTGCCAACTCCGAGATTCTCTTCTCGCTTATGGTTAACCCTAACGTGCTCGGAGCTGGTATGCCGGGTGGCAGCTATGCCGGCAACCAAGGCGGCTCAAACATCCGTGAGGCTTTCCTCGTCAACATCGCCAACTCGTGGATTGACCGTCAGAATATCCTTGACCCCTTGCAACTATACATGCAGCTCAACGGTGCTCCAGAAGATCTGCAGCTGCGTTTCCGCAATACCATACTTACCACCCTTGACACCGGTGCGGGCACGTCGCACCAGCTGTCTTAAATCTTGATGCTTATGCTATTTTCACAGTCTAAATGGGACAATGGCCGTCAGATGTCGCCATTTGTGCCCGTCTCATCTTCGCTCTCGTTTGCCAAGATGCAAGCACCTCTTGAGTCCGTCGAACAACAGTTCCTGCTGCCTTTGCTCGGCGAGCAGATGATGCAGCGTCTTCAGCAACTGGCTGACAATCCTCCTGAGGATGACAAGCTTGCTTCTCAGCTGACGCAGACAGCCTGTCGTGCTGTGGCTAATCTTGCGTTCTGGCTACACTTCGATGCGCTTAATCTGCGTATTTCTGACCAGGGCTTTCAGCGCCAAGGCTCGGCTGACTGGCAGGGCGCTTACAAGTATCAGGAGGACAGGCTTCGCAAGAGCTTCAAGAATGCCGGTTTCAATGCGCTCGACCAGCTGCTCGACTTCATCGAGGAGCACATTGAGGCTTATCCTGACTATCTGACGTCGCCGTGCTATCAAGACCGCAGCCGTGCCATCGTCCGTTCGGCACGTGAGGCTAACCAGTTTGTCTTTATCAACTCGTCGCACATCGTCTTTATGCGTCTCAAGGGCGAGTTCCGCACGGTAGAGGAGTATGATCTTTGTGCGGTTCTTGGCGAGAAGCTTTACAGACTGCTGCGGGCGTGGCTGTCTGGCAAGACTGATTTCCCTGCTGACGAGTGTATCTGTACGCTTGAGCAGCTGCGTCTGGCATGTGCTGATTTTGTGGTTAAGAAGGCTGCTTCGAGGCTGATGAGACAGACGGGCTCGCTCACGGAGCGTGGTCTGTACTTTGGTTCCACCGAATCGGGGTCTTTGGGCAACGACACCGAGAAGCCTGCGACTGACCGACAGATAGGCGACCGCTGTGCGCTTGCTGACCTCGACGCTCACAGAGCCGAGGCGTCTCTGCGCTGTTTTCTCAATAATTATATGGGCGCTATTGTCGGCGAACGGACTGTAGGTCCTATTCGCAACAACGACGATCACGCCGCTTTCTTTGCTATGTGATTATGAAGCATATCAAGATTACTCATGGCAGCAAGGTGTATGAGCGTGACATCCCGACCGAGTGGGACGAGCTGGACGCTGACGGCATGATGCTCGCAGCTATGCTCTGGACGGGTGGCTTGCCGCGTGACGAGCTGCTTGCCAAGTACTATGGCGTGCCGATGCATGTGGTGTACGCTCTCGGTGACTATCTGTCATACTGCCTGACGCAGCTCACAACATGGATGCAACGGCTTGATGACTCGGTAGACAACTTCAAGATAACGGTTCTGCCGGACACCGGCTACTTTGCGCCCGGTCCGCGTCTTGGTGGATGCACACTTGAGCAGTTCATGATGGCGGACACGCACTTTCAGCGTTACTCCATCAGTCAGGACGGCGACCACCTCACGGTCTTCATAGCCTCGCTTTATCATGCCCGTCATAAGCGTGACGATGATATCGACGCTAAGGTTAGTGCCGTGGAGCAGCTGCCTGAGAAGGTGCGTCAGGCTGTTTTCCTCAACTTCATCCTTCTGAGACGATGGCTCTCACGTTCTTATCCGTTCCTCTTCCCTCCTCAATCTGACGAGGAGGATGAGGAAGAGACGGGTGCATTCAAATCCAAGATGCAGATGCGCAAGAAGCCTACTCCAACGGACTGGCTTGCCATCTTCGACGCTTTCATGGGTGACGACGTGGCATTCATCGAGCGCTACAAGCGTATGTCCGCACTTGACGCTTTCCGTCTGATGAACCGTCGCATCAAACAATCAAGACAACCTCAATAACATCAAATGCTTATGACAATACAAACCGTTATAGACTACATCGAACAGCTTGCACGTGAGCACATGATGGTACGACATACTGACGAGAGTCCTCACTTCGTCAATCTCAACGATGACAAGCGCAACACTTCGCTGGTTCAAGAGCTTCGCTACCCGGCTGTGTACTTCGAGTCGACTGACTTCCAGATTGATGCATCGTCAACATCCGTGTCGCGCAACTATACGTGCCATATCGAGGTGCTTGTCCACGTTACCGATACAGGCGATTATGCTGAGGTGGAGCGGGCATTGTCCGATTCTTCACAGATTATTACTGATATCTTTGTACGTATGATGCATGACCGTATGGGACGTAAGCCTGAGCACAAGTGGCTGCTCTCGCTCATTCCTTCATCGCCGATTAAGGTTCTGCCTATACAGAACGCTGAGAACGCACTGTACGGCTGTCTGGCTGAGTTCTCTGTGCCTTTGTCTGGCTGCATCAACGATAGTTTAAACAATTTCAAATCAATTAATAATGGCTAAAACATACGACATACTTACATCGCAAGCCGAAACCATCCGCACCAATACGCTACCGGACTCCAACACGGCAGGGCTTGTCGGCCAGATGCTCAAAGACATTATTGAAAAGGTGAGTGAGGTGAACACCTCGTCGTCGGGGGCGGTCACTGCCATCAACGTCAGCCCTACAGCTGACGCCAATAGCGTCAGACTGACGCTTTCCATCCGGGCGGGCGAGAAGGTGAGTCTGCAATATGTGAACTTGCCGGTTGTCAGCGCTTCTGCTGCTGGTGTCATCACTCCTGCGCAGATGTCCTCAATAACGAGCTCGCTCAATACAATGTCGCGGTCTATTCTTGAGATTTCTAATAACTATAACGCTCAGAAGAAGACTGTTGACGGGTTGCAGGACAGCATACAGACGTTAACTGACGAGATAGAGATTCTCAAGAATTCTGCTGTGACGTTTTACGGCACTGTCATGGTGACTGCGCTCAAGATGTCCTCTATATATTATTCTACAGACGAGAATTGTAGGGTCGTATACAACCTTAAAGAGAATGTTTTTGTTCTTGAGGTTGATAAAGGTACGACTTCTTACTATAACAACTGGCGTGACGGTGATGCTTTCGGCAAAGCGACAGAGGCCGGGCGTGTGCCTCGCAGCGGCAAGATGTATGTGGACGTTAGCGAACAACGCTCTTACGTCTGGTGTGACGATGAACTTATCCTTGTCGGTACCGACTTGGAACTTGGGCATGAACAAAACAATGCGTTTCCGGGCGATGAGGGCGCAGGCATGAAGGAGCGTCTGAGCACTGCCGAAGTGAACCTTAAAGCTTTCATTGATAGCAAGGGTGTTGAGGGCGGTATCGCTCCGCTTGGCAGTGACGGCATTGTTCCTGAGGATTATCTGCCTGATTTGCGAACTCCAATAGATGTTGTTCAGACTCGTCTCGGGCTGGTTCCTTTCGTCAATGTCAGCAGACTGGTCGGCGGCAACTACACGCTCGAGACAGCCATTGACCGCATTTACAGTACAACGTCTGTTCGAGACCTTGTTGTTCCCGGTCTGATCATAACCTATCGCAAAGACTCTACACATTGGGAGATCAAGCAGTATACTTCCGATTCTAAGGCTGAGGCAGACTTCCGTGATACTGAGAAATGGCAGGATGTGGGCGGTGGCGGTACGTCGTCATCTGTGTTTAACCCGACTGTCTCTTACCCCATCAGCGGCTTTTATGCCCTCTACGATCCCGACAATGCAAAGGCGTCTGCCGTTGATGTGGCGTGGAGTGCGGGCAAGGTGTCGTTCGGTTTGCTGCTCACCATTCAGGTTTCCAAGAAGATTTGGAAGACATATCAGTACATAGGCACTTCGCTTACCATCGGTGCTTGGCAGGACCCGGTGAACTGGCAAGACTTCGGCTCTCTCGCTGCCGGTTCTGAGACCTACATCAACATCAACAATCTCATCGATGGCAATGGCAAGGTGGTTTATTATACGCTCAACAGTGCGGTAGCTGCTCTCATTAGTTATCAGCAGAGTACGGCTGTCAACTATATCAAGCGTGGTCTTATTATCTCTTTTCTTTCCGAGGCTAACAAGACGAGGTCGTTCCAGTTCCATGGCGACAACGTCGCTGATGCATCCAAGACTGATACGGGTGCGACTTTGTGGCGTGAGTTCGGCAAAAGCGAGGACATCAACGTGTCTGACGCTCCAGCCAAAGACGGCAAGGACCCTTACAGCACGGGGGGAGCATACACCAACACACCGACTGACATCGATATTGTCGAGGAGGATGGTGGCGTTTACAAGTTTGCGCTCACCAATGCCGACGGTGACCAGATCGGCGAACAGCGCCAGATTGTCATCAAGGGCGGTGGCGGCGCGGTTCAGGCTACAACCGTCAGCATTGCGCTGAAGAAGTCGACGGTCTATGGCGCTGTGGGTTCGACAATGACGATTGAGGCTGCTATTATGTCGGTGACTTCTACTCCTTCAGGTGACTCGCTCAACTCCATAACACGTGTAGACCTCGTTGACCGCTCAACTAATGCTGTACTGCAGACGCTTAATGTCAACACTGAGTCGTCGGCTAATCTTACAGACGATTTCAAGTTCAAAATTGATATATCCGAGTATTTTGCAACTACTGCAGGTTCGCGCTCGTTCCGTATCGTGGCTTACGATGACGGCGACCACTCAGGCAACAAGAACGTGTCGGCTGTGGGTGTTGATGCTACTGTTGTGTCGCAACAGACGCTCAACTATACTTCGTCGACGGTGCTGAAGGTGAATGGTGCTGCTGTGTCTGTACCTCTTTATTCATTCCCCAACAATGCGTCATCTAAGGGTATTAAGGCAACTGTTGAGATGTACTATAGTGGTGCTTGGCACACCATCGACGAGACTGTGGTTACTGACGTGTTTACTCATGCCGTCAACCTCGACCCTAAAGCTCTTGGCCTGACACATGGCTCGTACCCGTTGCGTCTGCATGGTGTTGACGTGGCTTCGGGCGTATCTGGCAACTGGCTGTACTCCGGCATCATGGTCGTTAACGAGGCTGATGACACGCCTCTCGTCGTCATGCGTTGGTCTGATGACGGCACACAGACGAGAAAATTGTTTCAGACCGTGTCTGTGGATGTGGCTGCATACACGTTGGGTAAGACCAAGACGGCTGTTGATGTCATGATGCAGGTGGGCGAAAACGCTGCTACCGTTATAGCTCAGCAGCAGATGTCACGCGACCGTACTTATACCGTGACCAAGCGTCTGTCTGGTATGTCTGTCGGCAACAAGCTCAAGTTCTACGCTATGTCGGGCGATGTGCGCTCGGCGGCATACGATATTACAGTTGCTGGCTCTATTATACCTATCGAGACTACTGCAGGTGCCATCTTTGACCTTGATATGTCATCGCGCTCTAACAGCGACTCTGACAAGACCATCTCTGACAATGGGGTGAACATTGAGGTTAGTGGCGCCAACTACACCACTAACGGTTTCGTGCGTGACAACTATGGTTCTGACGATTACGGGCAGACTGACGCTAACGGCAATCCGCTCGGTCGCATGGCTCTGCGTATAGCCGAGAATGTTACGGCAAAGTGCGATTTCAAGCCGTGGAGCAACGCCTCGACCGAAACGACCGGCATGGCTCTCTCGTTTACCATCAAACCGGCCAATGTCGCCGACTCCACGGCTCGACTTATCGACGCACTTGGCGACGGGCAGATTGGTTTCTACGTTACAGGCGACAAGGTCGTGTTCACGTGCGACGGCGAGCAATCTACGATGTATACGGCCACCATGCCGCTTAAAGCGGAGAAGGTGACACGTGTGGATATCGTCATAGAACCTTCAGCGGTCGCACCGTATCAAGGCATCGGTGTGGTCAAGATTTTCGGTGATGGCGAGGAGCGGGCTGCTTGCGCCTATTCCAAGAACGCGCTGCCGATGAATGACAATATCATACGCTTCGACGGCACGCTGGCCGATCTCTACCTATATCAGCTGACGGCGTGGCGCACTTACTATCAGTTCCGCCAAGCCTTCAACAACTACCTTGCTGCAATGCCGGATACCGACGCTATGGTCAAGGAGTACGAGGCGAACGACGTGATGGCGAGCCAGACAGCCGAGAACACCACCAAAGACCGTCCTACCATAGAGGCTTGCAAGAAGGCTGGTCTCTGTGTGATGGTGATGGTGAAGAACAAGAACACGGCTGACACCGAAGACCAATATCCTGGTTATCTGGACACGCTCGACGGCGACAAGAAGACAAAGCGCATCTTTGACGTCTATCTCTACTTCCCTGACCGTCCTTGGCAGGACTGCTTCATCGAGGGCATGGTCTTTACCAATCAGGGCACGACGTCATCGTTACGCCCTGACAAGAACAAGAAGGGTAAGACGAAGACTGCTAAAATCACTCTGCTACACAGCCGTGAGGAGTTTAGCGGCGCTGACCTCGCCAAGTACGACGAGGCTCTTGCCAATGCCAAGAAGGGCAAAATCAAAGTGGTTGAGAATGGTGTCGCTACAGACATCCTCACCGTGAAGGTTGATTATTCCGATTGCACCGGCGCGAACAATGGCGCGTCATGCGAACTGAACAACCGACTGATCCGTGCTCTCGGTGCCGAGTATATGCAGCCGTCACAGAATGCCTACACTGGCAAGGCTGAGATTAATCCGTCGATAGCGAGTGTGCCGTGTGCCTTCTTCCGCACCGACAAGTATTCGCCAGACGCTACCAATCCGGCTTACGCCTACTTCCATGTCAAGGCCAACCTGAACGAGGACAAGGGCGACGCCAAGGTGTTCGGCTTCGAGGGCGTAGACGGCTACAACAAGAGCTGCATGAATTATGGTGACTTTACTGAACTTGTTGCTGCTCGCGGACAGGACTTCGGCGAGTTTAAGGCGCAGACGCTTGCCGACACGTCTAAGCTGCAGGCGGGCGAGATATACATGCTGTCGGAGTTCTGCGGTCCGAAGACTGCCTTCATTGAGAACGACGGTACCGGCCACTTTGTCGAGACAAGCGAGGTGGCTGACGCTTTGGTGCTCGAGCAGACACTTGCCGAGCTGCTATCGGCTGACGTGGCAGACTATGACTGGAGCGAGGTGTATAAGACGGCTGACGGCAAGTATGCCAAATATGAGGGTGGCAAGTGGCGAGAGACTACCGGCTCTATGACCTATGACAAGACGACAAAGCGTTGGCAGGTTACGGGCAGGGTGCTCAATCCGACGCAGTGCTATGAGCATCTTAAGTACAACGGTCTTAACTGGTATCAGGGCGTGAACTCGGTTGACGACATGCTGCGTCTTGACCCTGCTACGGGCAAGCCGATTTGGCTGTCGCATTTCGAAAGTCGCTATCCTGACGATGACGATCTGAACGCTCTGTACGAGAGTGGCAAGAAGGTGCCGTACTATTTCTATGAGAATTTGATGTGGATGCAGCAGTGCAACCCGCACCTTACTGAGGCTGACGGCAACATAACGCTTGACGGTAAGACGGTGCCAGGCACACGTGCCAACCGCGCGAAGAAGTTTGCCCATGAGATGCACCGGTACTGGCGTGTCAAGGCTGCTCTCTACTATTATATACTTACAGATTATGTTGCTGCTGTAGACCAGCGCTCGAAGAACATGATGCAGACCTTCATGCTATGTGAGGATGGCGTGATACGTTCTGACTTCAACAACTGGTATGACGGTGACTGTACAATGGGTGCCGACAACGATTGCGGTCTGACCATCTCGGCATTGCTCAACCCGCTGCTTGTCGGCGAGGGTGAAGAGGGCAGACTGTACCAGGGCTGGGACAGCGTGTTCTTCCAACGTCTCAATGAGAACCCCGTTATTTGGCTTGACGACTACAAGGAGGGCGACGAAAAGAGTGGCTACACCGACAAATCGCGTTTCGTGACGCTGCATGATGTGGCTGATGAGATGCGTAAGGCTGTGGACAAGCAGGGACTGAAGGTGTTCTCTTATGACGGTCTTTATCAGATATGGATGACAAAACGCATCCTGAAGTGGGCTAAGGTGATTTCGTCGTTTGACGGCGAGCGCAAGTATATTCAACACTCAAAGGCGAGCGCCAACTACTTCTTCGCCTTGCATGGCTTACGTCTCGACGATATGCCTGAATATATCAAGACTCGCTTCGCCTATCGCGACGGTTACTACCAGGTGGGCGACCTGTACACCAAGCCGATGAAGATGCGTGCGTCGGGCAAAGCTATCACTGTGAGCATCACGGCGGCTAAAGACGGTTTCTTCGGCATCGGCGAGGATCGCGCAGATACCGCAGCAGACTCTACTTATCTCAAGAGGGGCAAGAGCTATACGTTCTTCAATGACAGTCCGCGCAGTTATTCCGAGTCGGGCACCATGTTGTACGTCTTCGGTGCTGCTTCGCTCGCATCACTCGACATCAGTGCTGCTACGCCGAAGTCGCAGGGCTGGGATATACAGTACTGTAAATTGCTGCAGCATCTTGTTGTCGGCGGTGCTGACTACGTCCCATACACTGTCGATGGCACTCTCGACACGCTCAACCTCGGCAACATGCCTTTCCTTCAGTCGCTTGACGTGCGCAACACGCTTGTCGCATCCGTTGACGCGAGCATGTGTCCTCGCCTTACGAGCATCAAGGCTGACGGCAGTCGTGTGCAGAGTGTCGAGGTTGCAGAGACGTCGCCAATCACTGAGCTTACGCTTCCGGCGACGCTCAAGGCTGTCAAGTTTATCAACTTGCCGAACCTAAGCTACACGCTGACGGGTGGCAACCTTCAGATTGCGTCTCTCGCCAATGTGCAGACACTGCGCATCGAGCACTGCAATGAGATAGAGCCGTTGACAATGCTTCAGCGTGTTGTTGACACTCAGACGGGCAACCGTCAGCTTACTGCCATCCGAGTGGTTCAGACGCTTTCTGGTGACGGTTCGCTGCTTGCCTTGTTACTCACTCTTGGCGTGCGCGGCATTACCGAAGACGGCAAGTTGCAAGACAAACCGGTTGTCGAGAGTGACTATCAGCTTACTCGTGTGCGAGAGCAGTCGTACATAGACGACCTCACTCAGCACATCGAGGGTCTTACGATAGTCATGTCTATCATGGCTTATATTAATGCTGTTATTGATTTCCTCGGCGAACAATACTCCGGCGAGGCAGAAGTTGAAGATGTCAGTCTTGACAATATCAACGACTACCTGAAGCAGTACAACGGTGAGACTTATGATGACTACTACAACCGTCTGGCTGAAGCCGATGATGATATTCTTAAAATTATTGACAAATAACAAAATGGCAAGCAATCAACAAAACATTACTGGCCTCCTGCTCGCTAAACGCGAGCAGGTTAAGGCTCTTCAAGACTTGGGTTTTGCCGATATTACCGAGTCTTCACGCGCCTCGCTCTTTGCAGAGCGCATTCGTTGGGCTGCAGGGCTGCTCGACATTCGTGTGGCTGCTGACCGCAAACGTGACGGCAAGAAATTCTACTTCACTGTCGAGGAGTGGCAGACCATTGACAATGCCGGGCGGTCTGAGGAGTTCGCACGGCGTGGCGTTCGCATCAGGGCAGACGGACTTTCGTTCGTCATGTCTCTGCAGTATTACGCAGACAAGACATGGGGGTCACGGACTACTGTCAGTGACCTTGCGTCTTTTGACGGTCGTGCCGGTGCCTGGTCGCATCAGGATGTTGCTCGATTCAACCGAGCTATACTTGACTATTATGCGGACAAGAACGCCGATGGCGTCATCGGCGCTCCTGCAGCTGAAGCTGCAAATGGCTATCATGCGTATCTCGAAGATGACGGGGTCATGGTGAATGGTGTCGCTATAGATGACCAGACATCATGGATGCTGCCTGACGTTGCGCAGGCGTTTGTCATCTATCACAACCGCAAGGCTATTGACACGGTCATTGCTCAGGTTTGGGGTCAGGCTTTTACGCTTGACAAGACAGGTGGCGCAATATGGACCTGCGTGCAAACCAACGGCAGTGTGGCTTACCGTGTATCGGTGTTATGCGGTAATGTCTACGGTACAAACAAGACAGACAAGTATATGGTGATACCTATTTCTGAAGAGTAATTATGGATAATGCAAATAACAGTTCGATTATTCTCGGTCTTAACAAACAAGACCAGATTAAAGCTCTACGCGATGTCGGCTTTACAGACATCGCTGACAATGCTACGTGGTCTGACATCGTTAATCATATGAGGTGGGCCGGTGGTCTGCGCGACCTGCAAGTGGCTACATATCTCAAGACCTCGCTCAGAGACCCGTCGCCGCAAAGGTCTTATTTCTCTGAAGACCAATGGCAGACGATGACCGTGAACGAGAGGTCAAAGTTTGTTCCGTTCGGCGTGGCCATACGTGCTGAGCGCATGGCTTTCGTGTTATCGCTTCAAAATGCCACATCAGACTCCACCATTCGTTTTGCGTGGGGGCCTACGAACATCAATGTGCCAGGTCTTAAAGATTTTAGTAACAAAAACGAGGGGGTGTTCGAAGATGTTGACGGCGAGGCTAACACCGACCTTATTCTTGCATGTGCCAAGGAGCAAGGGGCCAGCTTTCCTGCCGCTACCGTTGCGCGGTCTTATAAGGCTTTCACTAAGGCTGCTGACAGCACGGCTATCGACGACCCGACCAAATGGTCGCTTCCAGCCTACGGCCAGTTGCGCTTGCTATATAAATACCGTGAAGAGATAAGAAAGTTTTTAACAAATAATCTCGGTTCTTCATATTCTTTAACACTTGATTGGTATTGGAGTAGTACTGAGTGGGATGCTGGTGGCGCTTGGAACGTGTACCTCAACAACGGCAGCGGCAACGGCACCCTCAAGACAAACGCGGGCTTCGTCCGCCCGGTGGCAGCATATTAACTCTTTAACTCTTTAACTATCAGATAGTTATATCTATCCGCTTTGTGGCTGCATGTCTAATCAGCCGCGAAGCGGCTTTTTTTATTAATAAAAATTAATAAACAGGGGTACAATAAGTTTGTTAATTTTTAGTTAATTATGTTATGGCTAATCAACGACTTGCACAAACACTCCCAATTTACAAACAGACTTACGAGTTGCTGCTGATGATAGTTCGCGCTCGCAAACAGTTTTCCCGAGAATACAGATATGATCTCGGGAGCCACCTTTTCGAGTCTGCACTTCGCTGTCTTGAGCTTATACAGAAAGCCAACACAGCTATACCGGCACCAGACTATTTGCCTCAGTTCAACGGTGAGACAAACAAGTCTGCTAATGGCTTGATTCGTCTGGCTTGTATGTTTATTGATGAGTGGCGCAATCGTCGTACAAGCCGTAGACAATATCTCGAGGAGTTTATCGTAGAGTTCGGCACTGTCAAGATGCTGATCGGAGTATGCAAAGAGCTGGAGCAGATAACCAATTCCACAGCAGCGCAGATGGCTGTTCTTACCGAGAGTATCGGTAGACAAGCTACTGCATGGAAGAAGACTGCACAGTAGCCAGAGTCATGATTCTCAACATCAGGGCATTATGAGTGAGCAATATTTTTCTTTATATGGGTCGCTCTCTTCTTCGCTTGAGGGAGAAAAGAATTACGTAGTAGCGACAGCGAGTGAGTGGGATGCTGGTAACGCTTGGAACGTGAACCTCAACAACGGCAACGGCAACAACAACAACAAGACAAACACGGGCTTCGTCCGCCCGGTGGCAGCATATCAAGATTATGTCTACAACACTCCGACTTCGTTTTTCGATGCCGCAGAGTCCTGCGACAAGAACAAACGGTCATCTGCTGATTGCATCGAATTCTCCTTAGATGCTTCCGACAATATTGTCCGTCTGTGGCGCGACGCTGTAACATTAAGTTATGAGCCGTCGCCTTCAGACGTTTTCATTGTACCTTACCCCGTCAAACGTGAGGTTTTTGGCGCCCAATACCGTGACCGTATCGTTCATCACTGGATAGCAGAGCGCATAGATCCATTGCTTGAAGCAAGGTTTAAACGACAATATAACGTTTCCAAAAATTGCCGTAAGGGTTTTGGTTGCCTTACGGCAGTGAAGTCTCTCGCTTCTAAAATCTACAGCATTACCGAGGGGTATACTAACGATGTTATTGTTATACGGCTTGACATCAAGGGGTTCTTTATGTCTATTGATAAAGATATTTTATGGTGGATGTATGAGGACCTTATCATGGCTGACTATCATAAACCGGACAAAGACCTGCTTCTCTATCTGCTTCGTAAGACCATTTATGACGCTCCGCAACATCATTTCATTCGTAGGTCTCCAAGGTCTGCTTGGGACGATTTGCCTCCGGACAAATCGTTAATGGGCAATGATCCTCGCATAGGTATAGCTATAGGCAAGCTGCCTTCACAGCTTTCAGCCAATTTCTACATGTCTGTGCTTGTTGATTATCTTCTTAATGAACTCAAAGTTTAAGAGCTTGAGATGTTCATGGACGATTTCGTCATTCTTGACTCCAAGGGGTTCGAGCATGCACGTGCTATGGTGTCTAAAATAAAGGTTTTCTGTAAAGATGTGTTACACATCAATCTTCATCCCAAAAAGATCTACATACAGCCTTATCAGCATGGTGTGCTCTATGTCGGTGCAATGATTAAGCCTAACCGTATATACATTTCTAAACGTACACTCGGTGCTGCTTATCGACGCATACACTTTTACAACAGCAAACTGCAAGCGGGCGAGGGCGAACAGTGGGCAGAGAGGTTCGTGGCAACAATGAACAGTTATCTCGGCTTGATGATACATTATAACACATACAACAAGCGCAAGAAGCTGATTTCGTTGTTCGATAGAGGGTGGTATAAATACATCTATGTCGAGGGGCATTTCAAAAAGATTGTGCTACGAAAGCAATTCAGACCTATTCAGAAAATTAAAAAGCAAATAAAAAATGGCAATCACAAACAATTCTTCATGCCAGAACTCGAGCTGGAAGTGGGTTCCGATACAGCAACTTCCAAGCGGGGATTGGCTGTTATTTATCCGGATGGAGCATATCATCGAAGACACATTCGAAATAGAGGTGAAATACCACCGCGTGGAATACTTCCACCGCCCGACGCTTGACGACATCAAGCGTACGTGTCATCGCATAGCCATGTGCTATCTCGGTGAGATTAACTATAATCCCGAGACGTTTGACTTCTCGCCTTATCTGGTTTATTGATGTCCGACTGCAGGTCTGCTTTATGGGGTATATTTGCATGAACTAATTTTATAATGTTATGCGCAAAATCAATCTCATCATCATTCATTGCACAGCAACTGTCGAGGGTCACGATTATACGGTCAGCACAATAGACAGCTGGCACCGTCAACGCGGATTTGACTGTATTGGCTATCACTACGTGATATATCGTGACGGTACCGTGCATACCGGTCGCTCAATATATAAGGTGGGCGCTCACTGCAAAGGCCATAACGCAAACTCCATAGGCGTGTGCTATGTCGGCGGCGTGGGCAAGGATGGCAATCCTAAAGACACGCGTACACCGCAGCAGCGTGACGCACTCGTAAATCTTCTTATGCGTCTGAAGAGACAGTTTCCACAAGCTGTCATACGTGGTCATCGTGACTTCGCGGCTAAAGCTTGCCCGTCGTTTGATGCAACTGCCGAATATGCCGACATTTCTAATTTGTAGGGATTATGGCAGCACAAGGCAACAGCAATCCGCAGCAGATGTCAGCTGGAGAATTCAACGACCGGGTCAAGGCGTGGGCTGACACCGTGCGCTCACGCTCTCTTGGCACATTGGTAGCCGAGACTCAGGTCTATAGTGGTGACCTCAGAGGACGCCTGAAGGCTGCTGTCAACAAAGCTCATGACGATGGCTTGGCTCATGCCGTAGCCTTCAAGTTCGTCCGCTACGGCGTATTCGTCGCCTACGGCGTAGGTAACGGTTACATCAGACTCAATGGCAGAGTTGTGCGCGGTTCGCACAATCCGAACCGTCACGTTCCTCCAGGTCCGATTCGCCGAAGACCGGTAGATTGGCTCGACAAGAACGTCGAACAGCAGATGCAGGGCCTTGCTGACATCGCCGCTGAATACTATGGCGACCGAGCAGCCAAAGACGTGCTCGAACAAATAGATCGCGTGACAATTGTCAAAAAACAGCATTAAAAAAGGCAGGGAGCTTCAATGTCATGCTCTCTGCCTTTTTCTATTTATTTCTTTTGATTGGTTGCTGCCAATACAAAGCCTTCAAATTCCTGAGTTTCTCAAGTGTCTTTCCCGTAAAAACCCAGTGGTTATATCTGTCAAGCACAAGGTCTTTCTTGCGCATTTGTTCTATGAGATAAGGATTCTTTAAATCATTTTCTATATACATTGGTAACCATTGTCCGTCACGAAACATCATATCGTGCCTTTTCATCTCCCAATAATATATAGATGTGTAACCCCATTCTTTCGCCGACTTTAACTCAGGGTTAGTGTCTTCCATTCTATCCATGAGCTTCTTGCCACCTCGTTTTGTGCCTCTTACCATAAATAATATGGCAAGAAACGCTACTAAAAACATTGCTTGTATGGGTGTTAGGTGATACATATTTATTATGTTCTTTAGTTATTTATTCTTGATCATTAGTGTCCCGTTAAAATCGGGACCAGTTAAATATTAATCAAATAACCCCGGAAAGAGGGGACAATCGAGTTC